ATCAGCAAGCCGCATGAGGATTCAGACCCAAACGCACCAAAGCCGGAGAAAAAGCGCGGACGTCCGGCCAAGGCAAAGTGAGCCGCGCAAAGGTCAAGCCGATTAAGCTGCCGGATGTTCAGAGGCCGGCGACACTGCCGGTGAGAGTGGATGCAAATCCACGCGATGCGTGCTTTCCACAACAGCTTGACCGCATAAAGGAAAAGAAGGACAAACCGCACCCGCGTTCATGGGTGACCGAGTTTAAGCATCGGAGCAACAGGAAGTGGACCGAAGAAGAGGTCTCCGAGATCATCCGACTGTATGAGGCAGGCGCCACCATCACGGAGCTCGCAGAGCAGTTCGCGACCACCTACGATGCCGTGCAGAGCCGGATCAAGAAGCTCCAAGCAGAAGGCCGGTGCGGCACACACAATCCCAGAAGGAAGGAGGATAAGCAAGATGAGCAAGACAGCAACCATTGACCGCGATGCATTCCAGATGATCAGTGCGCTGATCGTAGATGCCAAGATGCACGATCTGGAAGACTTCACCAAAGCCATGGGCCGGAACAGCGGCACGATCCAGGGCGCGCTTAATCTGGTACGGAATGCGCTGAACGAAGTCATGGAAACCATGGAAGATGAACTCTTCAACAGTGAGAATGCCGGGCTGGATGGATGAGATCCAGACACCGGCATCAGCACAAAACATATGATTGGATGCACAAAGCATACCACATTTATGAGGTGAATACAAAATGATGTTTTTTAGCAACGATCCCATAGTGGATGCCATGCGGCACGATGCAGAGATCGAGCGCGAGCAGGAAAAGCTTCCAGTGTGCGATGCCTGCGGGAAGATCATCGATGATGACACCTTCTGGCTGATCAGCGGCGAAACGCTCTGCGATGACTGCGCAAGAGACATGTATACGGTGCACATGGACACATGGTTGGATACACAGGAGGATGAAGGATGGGACTGCCAGTAATGATTATGGGGCGTAGTGGTTCCGGAAAGACCTACGCACTGAAGAATTTCAAACCGGATGAAGTCGGAGTGATCTCTGTGGAGAAGGGAAGGCTGCCTTTTAAGTCGGATCTGAAGACAGTAAAGATTCCGAGCACGTTCAGCAATCCGGAGGATCTTAAAAGCTATGCGCAGCTGAATGCAGCCAAGTATGCATGGATCGAAATGATGATCCAGAGAAGTAAGGCGCGCTCAATCGTGATCGATGACAGCCAGTATCTGCTGGTCAATGAGCTCTTCGACCGCTCCAAGGAAAAAGGATATGACAAGTTCACGGATATGGCAGCAAACTTCCGCAATCTGATCCACTTCGTGAACGAGCTGGAAGATGACAACAAGATCGTGTACTTCCTGCACCACACTGAGAGCGATTCAGACGGACGCGAGAAGGCCAAGACCATCGGCAAGATGCTTGATGAGAAGCTGACGGTGGAAGGCTGCTTCGACATTGTCATCTTCTGCCAGGATCACAAGTTTTACACCCAGAGCAACGGCCAGTCATCTGCCAAAACTCCAGAAGGGATGTTCGAGACAGTCGAGATTCCGAACGACCTAAAGCTGGTAGATGATGCGATCCGCGAATATTACGGAATGGATGTGAAAGCATGAAAAGCGACACCTACCAAAATTTAAGCGAATACTACCAGTCTCAGGCATGGGCGGCAAAACGAACAGCAAGATTAAAGCTTGATGGTTTCAAGTGCGCAAAATGCGGATTCACAAGAGCGCTCGAAGTTCATCACATCAATTACGACAGGCTTTATCACGAAGATGTTTCAAGAGACCTTATTACGTTATGTAAGAAATGCCATGGAGAGATCGAATCGCAGAAGAACGCCCTCAATCCTATTCCGAAGCCGGTAGAGCACCATTCTGTCTACTTAGCCGGGAAGATAATACCGTGGGACTGGAGACACCGCTTCTGCAATGTTGGCACTCATACTCCAGAAGATATCGCTTCTGGGTATGAAGTAAAAGCGAGTGAAGAATTAACCATAACAGGTCCTTTTTTCATATCTTGTGACCACGGATGCTATCACGGAGATGGTCAGCACGGTATTGGTGCGAAAAATGGCGGATGCATGGGCGATTATTACACGAGGGATGATGTTCTGAGGATCTGCAAGGAGCAAATTGATAAAGCAGAAATAGTATTGGCTTACATCGATGCTTGGGACTGCTATGGAACAGTTGCAGAGATCGGCTATGCGCACGCAGCTGGGAAAGACATTTTTATTGTTTTTGAATCAGATTGCTTCAAAGAAGACATGTGGTTCATTGACAAAATGCAGCGGAATACAGGCATCGCATCAGATGAATGGATAAAAGAGCAATTAACATCAAGATTCAAGGAGGAAAAGTAAATGGCATTACCTACATACAACAAAGCGCAGCGCAAACAGAGCGCCTTCGTCCAGCTTCCTAAGGGAGCATATGTACTGAAGATCATTGGAGCCAAGGAAGTTCAGAACCGCTCCGGAGCTGGTACGCACCTGGATATTGCGTTTGATATTGCGGAAGGCGAGTACAAGGATCTGTATCAGCGCCAGTTCGACAACAATTCCAACGAAGATAAGAAGTGGCCATATGACGCGGTATATCGTCTGAATGTTCCTGCAGATGGCTGCGCTCAGTGGATCTGGGACAACTGGAACACGTTCTTCGCCGATCTGGAAGACTCCAACAATGGCTTTGTTTTCTCCGGAGATCTGAAGCTGCTGAAGGGCAAGTTGATCGGCGGGAAATTCTACAACGAGCATGAGAATGGTTATGATCACACGAAAATGAAGTGGAGCTGCATCGCTGATGATGTTCGAAATGGAAGAGCCGGACAGCTGCCGAAAGATACAACAGACGGAAGCCCTTCAGCAAAAGGCAACGAATCCGCGGCCCCGAGCGGAGCAAACGCCTACGCCAACAACATTCCGAACGTAGCGGAAGATGAGATTCCGTTCTGATGGATCCTTTTGAAGTTTCGGAGATCCTTGAAAGCTTCGAAGTCATTGCAGACACCAGAGAACAGGCGACCCCGAAAGCCCAGGAACGATATGCGGCAATCGGGGCGCCGGTTCGCAGAGCCACACTAAACTATGGTGACTACTGTGCTTCCGTAAAGATCAATGGTGCGGAACTGTATCCAGATAATCCGATCAAAGCGCCATGCGTGATCGAACGGAAGATGAATCTGGACGAGCTTGCCGGATGCCTGGGCCGCGGCAGAGATCGCTTCAAACGTGAATTTGAACGAGCTCGGGCAGCAGGCGCCAAGGTATATCTGCTGGTGGAAGACGGATCATGGGATGGCATCATCCAGCACCGATACAGGAGCCGGTTCAGGCCGGCAGCATTCCTGGCATCACTCACGGCATGGTGCGTGCGGTATGACCTGACCATTATCTTCTGCAGATCCGCCACCAGCGGAAAGCTGATCAGGGAGATCCTATACAGAGACATGAAGGAAAGATTGGAGCGGGGCGAATACGATGAGCGAGAAGGGATGGATCAAACTGGATCGCGGCGTGCTGAATCACTGGCTGTGGAAGGATAAGCCATTTTCAGAAGGGCAAGCATGGATCCACCTTCTGCTGATGGCCAATCACGAAAGCAAGACCATATTGTTCAATGGTGAAAGAATCAAAATTCCGCGCGGAAGCTTTATCACCAGCATGCGGAAGCTGGCCAATGAATGGGGATGGAGCAAGGACAGGGTATCGAGATTTCTGACGCAGTTGGAGTGCGACAGGATGCTTGACACAAAACGCGACAGAACCAAGACAGCTGTAACCATTGTAAATTATGGGAAATTCCAGAATCGGCGCGACACCAATAAGGACAGTAATAAGGACAGTAATAAGGTACAAACAAGAAATATAAGAAGGGGCGCACAGCACGCTGACGCTGCTGGCGCTCAGGAAGAAGATACAAGGGCTAAAACGCGTGAGGAATTAGAAGCAGAAGGGTGGGAATTCTAATGAGCATTTATACGTTCAATAAGGAAGACGCAATCCGCTTTGCCCAGGAACAAGGACTGGGCATGAAGCGGAGAGGCAACGAGCTCAACCTGAGCAGCTGCCCATACTGCAGACAGATGACCAATGACAAGTATACCTTCAGCATCAATCTTGTGACCGGCCAGTTCAAGTGTCTGCGTGCTTCCTGCGGCGCGCATGGCAATATGCTCACGCTGGCGAAGGACTTCGGCTTTTCTCTGGGACGCGATACAGACGAATACTTCAATCCGCAGCGGAAGTACAGAGATATCAGCCGGTATCCCAGACCGATCAGCAGGACTCCGGCTGTCGAGTACATGGAAAGCCGCGGGATCAGCAAGGCAATCACCGAGAAGTACGGCCTCACGACCAGCAAGGATGATGAGCACGTTCTGATGTTTCCGTTCTTCGATGAGGATGGGACACTCCAGTTCGTAAAGTACAGGAAGACCAACTTCGACAAAACGAAAGACAAAAACAAGGAATGGTGCGAAAGAGACTGCAAGCCGATTCTGTTCGGAATGGATCAATGCGACCCGCAAGCAGGGCCTATCGTACTCACTGAAGGTCAGATCGACAGCCTGAGTGTGGCTGAAGCTGGAATACCGAACGCGGTTTCCGTGCCGACCGGAGCAAAAGGCTTCACATGGGTTCCGTACTGCTGGGACTTCCTCAGCCGGTTCGATACACTGATTGTCTTCGGAGATCACGAAAACGGCCACATCACATTGCTTGACGAGATGCGGGCGCGGTTCCATGGCACAGTGCTGCATGTTCGTGAAGAGGATTATCTGGGATGCAAGGACGCCAATGAGATCCTGAAGACGCATGGAAAGAACGCAATCAGAGAGGCAGTCGCCAACGCGGTGCCGGTGAAGAATCCGCGGATTAAATCGCTCGCAGATGTAAAGCGGCGCGACATGTCCCAGATGGAAACGGTCGGAAGCAGCATCGCAGCACTCGACCAGATCACCGGCGGCTTTTATCCTGGCTCAGTAGTTCTGCTGACCGGAGAGCGCGGCAAAGGTAAGTCAACACTGGCATCGCAGTTTGTGCTGGAAGCGATTCAGGAAGGATACTCGGTGTTCTGCTATTCCGGAGAGCTTCAAGACTGGTTCTTCCAGGACTGGCTCGACAGACAGTGCGCAGGCCCGGAGCACATCAATGCGAAGAAGACTGAGCGAAAGTTCATGAACTATCTGGTGAACGGTGATGTGATCTGGGACATCCACCTGTGGTACAAGGACCGGTGCTTCATCTACGACAATGCAATTCTGGAAGAGGAAGAGGAAGACCAGAAGCTGATCGATGTGATGGAGACGGCTATTAAGCAGTATGGCTGCCGCGTGCTTATGATCGATAATCTGATGACGGCAATGGATGAGAATGTCGGATCGGATATTTATCTGCAGCAGACTTCGTTCATGAAGAAGCTTGCAGCCATGGCGAAGAAGTTCAATGTGCTGGTTCTGCTGATCGCACATCCGAGGAAGGGCAATGGCTACGACTTCGACAATGATGATGTCAGCGGAAGCTCGAACATTACCAACCTGGTCGATGTTGTGATCAGGTACGATGAGCCGAATCACAAGACGGATCAGGAAGGGGATCGGGTTCTGCAGATCTACAAAAACAGGCTCACCGGCAAGATAGACCGAAACGGAATACCGCTCTGGTTTAACGAGGCCAGCAAGCGGATCAGCGAGAGGCCGGATGACTTTAGCTGGAAGTATGGATGGGAAACAAAGGACAGCAATATGCCGGATGGTTTCAAGTCAGCAAGCGATGACGAGATTCCATTCTGATTGGAGGACATATGACAGACAATATTCTGCACACCTACTATGACATAATCGTGCGTGCATGGAAGTTATTCAAAGCCGATGCGCAGCTGCCGCCGAGTGTGAAACAGTCGCCTGAAGCGGACGAAGCATGGCGCGGCCTGCTGGATCGGTACAGCACGGATCTGGCTGAGCAGTACAAGGGGACGCAGTTCCAGGGCTTCGCGTGCGACATCGCAAACGTGATGCTCAGGGAGATTGAGACGATAGCCAGACGGCAGGAAGGGGTGAAGGCATGATGGACGGACTGAGATACGAATACGAAAAGAAGACAGCGCACGCAATTGCGGATGCATTCGATGAGATCACCGGCGATCTGGAGCAGATCATGCGCGTGCTGAAAGAGGATGACTGCGGAAAGGAAGAAGTGACGGAGATGGTGGAGGAGCTGATCAGCAAGATCGGGTATGGAGGGTACATCGCATGAAGGTATACGTGTACTGCGACGAGGACGGCCATCCGATCGCTGAGGCGCTGTCGGTGCAGGAGCTGTCGAGGCTGACCGGCAAGAGTACGCGCGCGATCTGGAACGGCCTGAGCAGAGAGCACAGCAAGTATTACTTCAGTTACGACACGGAGGATGATGACGATGAGTAAAGATGAGGTTATGGAGGACCGGCACAAATGAAAAGAGTGATACTTACAATCATGCTGGCGGCCGCACTGGTGACCGGATGCGCAGAAGTCGAGTCCGCACAGTCCGAGCCGGTAGAAGTAAGTCGATTTATGGAGGTTGAGAACTCATGGAACTGGTGCGTCGTGGTTGACCGCGAAACGGGCGTAATGTATGCAGTATCAAACGGCAGCTACAACATCGGCACCTTCACACTGCTGGTGGATGCGGACGGCAACCCGCTGATCTGGAAGGGAGCCAAGTGATGAAGCAGAGAATCCTGTGGCTGTGCAATGGCGAGAACCCGAACTGCAGCAAAACGCACTGCGCACTGCTGGATCGAGGGGACTGCGATCACACGGCCAATGAGCAATACGCACGGCCGGGTGATCATTACTTTGAACAGGCAGAGCACGGCGTGCTGTGGGAGGTGGAGCATGAGTGATGAATTGACTTTAAAGCTGAGTAGTCCGCTTACGGAAGAAGAGATGGATCTGATCATGGACTATGACCTCGATCACACCAGCAGCATCTGGTTCCACACAAAGCACGGCAAGAACGTGGAGTTTGTGAAGGCAATTAGATGCAAGGACTGCAAACACAGAGAAACGGAAAATGGTTTCTGCGAAGGGCGAGGATGGCCGATACAATTAGTCCCTGACGATGGTTTTTGCGACAAAGGGGAAAGGAAAGAGCATGAGTAAAGACGAGATGAACGACCTGCAGGAGCCAGTGCAGGAAGACCCGGCTCTGGAGGCGGCGATCATGGCGATCCGCAAAACGTATGCGGCGTACAAGGAGAGAGACATCCAGAAGCCTCTCGCGGCGGCAATCTACAAGGTTTGGAAGGTGGTAGACAGGAATGAGTGATCTAATCAGCAGACAGGCGGCGATTGATGCCATGGAAACATGGGACAAGTTCGGATGCGACCCGGATGGCAAGCTGGTTAGATATGACGATGACAAACACTATATACCGTATGTGCATTATGAGGATATGGTACATGCCATTAAGCATCTGCCGTCCGCACAGCCAGAACGAAAGACAGGACACTGGATAAAAACAGCAAGATGGGGCAGGGTTTATTACTGCGACCAGTGCAGAAACTACCTTGATTTTGACGGAGTTAATGCAGGACGAGGAAGTGCAAACTTCTGCCCGAACTGCGGCGCGAAGATGAACGAGGAGGGCAAGGATGATTGAGGCGATCAAAACAGTCCTAGCCGTCATCGGCGGGCTGACAGTCGCGTCCGCGGTGGCAATGGCGATTATTATTTTTAAACGGTGAGGCATGGATGCCGTTTCCAGAGCCATACAGCAGGGAAGAAAGGACAGAAGAATGAGCGATACAATCAGCAGACAGGCGGCGATTGATGCAGTGCATAACCTTTATGTGATTTTTGGAATTGAAGGAGAGTGGGTGGACAGAAAGGATGTTTTTGGAGCAATCAACAGTTTGCCATCCGCACAGCCAACGCAAACCAACACGCCCAACGCGTTGAAAACGTTGGATTGCGTTGACAGACAGGCGGCGATTGATGCGATAGACCGTCTGGATATACCAGAAGATATGTGCGTGTTCGAGATATTGAGTCATATCGAATTGGAAATCGGAACACTGCCATCCGCACAGCCAGAGCGATTAAGTTG